TCAGCAGTCAAACTGCATGTTGGTCGATGACCTTGCTGAATTGAAGATGTACGTCATCAACAAGCTGGTCTATGAGGTAGAACATGCCCAAACGACCAAGGACAGACTTACTGCACTCCGTAGTTTGGGCGAAGTAGATGGTGTAGATGCCTTCAAAAAGCGCAGTGAAACCACTCTTAAAGTGCTGCCGATTGAAGAAGTAGAACGCGAACTGCTCACGGTGCTTGATAACATCGAATACACCGTTATGGAGGAGCCGCAGGTTGAGTACAGCCCTCAAACTGACGCCTGAGAACCTTGCCAAGCTCCGTGCTGCGCTTCCGTCTATGCCAGACGCCCAGAAGCGTAAAACTGCCGATTTATTGGTCAAATACTACAAAGAAACGACCAAAACGAAGGCAAAAGACGACTTTTTGAGCTTCATTAAGCACGTTTATCCGGGCTATATGGTGGGGCCACACCATCGGAAATTAGCCAGAATTTTTGAAGAAATTGCCTCTGGGGCTAAAAAACGGGTCATCGTTAACATCGCACCGCGTCATGGCAAGAGCGAGATGATCTCCTACCTTGCCCCGGCGTGGTTCCTTGGCAAGTATCCTCAGAAGAAAGTGATCATGGCCTCGCATACTGCTGATCTTGCAGTAAATTTCGGCCGACGTGTCCGTAACCTTGTAGGGAGCGACCTATACCATGACATCTTTCCGCAGGTCGAGCTACAAGCAGATAGCAAGAGCGCCTCTCGGTGGGGTACCAACTTTAACGGAGAGTATTTTGCTATTGGTGTGGGTGGTGCTTTGGCTGGTCGTGGTGCCGATCTGTTCATTATTGATGACCCACACTCCGAGCAGGAAGCCAAACAAGGTGTACCACACGTGTTTGAACCCGCGTGGGAATGGTTCCAGTCAGGCCCAATCCAACGACTGATGCCGGGGGGCGCGATCATCGTTGTGATGACGCGCTGGTCAAAGCTCGACCTGACCGGTCAGATCATCGACCACATGACCCGTAACGACGACTCTGCGGAGTGGGAAGTTATTGAGTTCCCTGCCATTTTAAATGGTCAGCCCCTTTGGCCTGAGTTCTGGCCTTTGGAAGAGTTGCTCTCCAAGAAAGCCGATATGGATCCGCGATACTGGCAAGCCCAGTACATGCAGGAGCCAACGGCAGAGGAAGGCGCTCTTATAAAGAGAGAGTGGTGGAACGTCTGGGAGCAAGACGATCCGCCACACTGCGAATTCATCATCATGGCACTCGACTCCGCACAAGAAAAGAACACCCGTGCCGACTACAACGCCCTGACTACGTGGGGGGTGTTCTTCAACGAAGAGACCAAGAACCAGAACATTATCTTGCTGAACGCCATCAAGGAACGGATGGAGTACCCGGAGCTGAAGGAGATGGTGCTGGAGCAGTACCAAGAATGGAGTCCAGATAGCTTCATCGTTGAAAAGAAATCCAGCGGCTCGGCGCTCTACCAAGAGATGCGTCGTATGGGCGTTCCGATTATGGAGTTCACACCGGGCAAGGGCCAAGACAAGATTTCGCGTGTAAACGCGGTGACGGACTTGTTTAGATCAGGTATTGTCTGGGCACCTGACAGACGGTGGGCTAGAGAAGTCATTGAAGAATGTAATGATTTCCCGGCTGGCAAGAACGACGACTTAGTTGACTCTACGTCGCTTGCACTGCTGCGGTTCCGTCAGGGTGGGTTTATCAAACTACCAACAGACCAGCCAGAACCAGTGCAGTGGTTCAAGTCGAAAAGGCACAGAGGGTATTACTGATGGAATCAGGCATACGCACATTGATGCAATATTACCCTTGGATGGGAAGGGTGGACGTTAACAAGGATCCGGAAGCAGCGGCAAAGATACGTTCCAAGCTGATGCCTTCAGAACAAAATCTTGTAGACACTTCTCGGATGGTGAACGTAGGCGACCCTGATGTCTACTACAGTACGTTAGGGGTCAATTTTCAAAACGCCCCCGACGCTAATAAAAAATTAGTTCCACCTACATTTGAACAAAAATTAAAACTTGTGCCTAGGGATTATGCGATCTCCGAAGCCCAATACGAAAAATTTGAAAAGCCTAGTACGAACATTTTAGGCATTGGAAGCGGGGCGAGTCCGCAGACTTTTGCCCACGAAGCTAGGCACAACGCGATAACCAACGAGTACATTAATAGAATCCACGACATCATGGGTTCTAATTCTGCTCCTCAATATCAATCGAACATAAACGCTTTCTACCACAATTATTTTGTAGCACAAAACCCAAACAAGTACAGCAACAAAGATTCGTTTGCTGATAAGGAAAGCAGGGTTCTTGAAGACACTAAGTCTTCCATGCTTAGAGTGGTTCCGGAATACAAATGGGGGAATTCGGATTTTGTGGACACTCACAAACTCTATAATCAGAGTTTTGCCAAAGGCGAAGAGCCGGGTACGTGGGACAAGCTCACTACGCATCCGATTGACTACATAACCGGTAATGAAGTTGAAACTTCCAAAGGTGTTCTGCCAAAAACGATGCTGGAAGAACGCAATAAATTTCCATTTTTGAATTTTGTCGGAAGCGATCCCGGCCCGGTTAGTTCGGGAATGCCCGGTGATATGGAACCCAAATTCGACCCAAATAGAAATTACAAACGCGGTGGTGCCGTAGAGCGCACGACCCACGATAGGAAAATGATATGAGCATTGATAAATCCATCGGCCAAGCTCCATCAGGTCTTGCCAGTCTCACAGACGATGCTGAACCGTTGACCATTGAGATCGTTGATCCGGAAGAGGTCAACATCCACGCTGGCCCGTTGGACATCCACATGGGGCATAGCGAACCTGCGTTCGATGCCAATATCGCGGAAGAAATGCCTGAGTCGAGTCTTGCGTCTTTGGCTTACGACTTGATGGCTGACGTGACCGAGGACATGAACGGTCGCAAGGACTGGCTTGAGATCTACATCAAGGGGCTGAAGCTGCTTGGCCTCAAGTACGAAGATCGGTCTGAGCCGTGGCCGGGAGCCAGCGGCGTCTACCATCCCTTGCTGATGGAAGCGGCGGTCAAGTTTCAATCCGACTTGATCATGGAGACTTTCCCCTCCGCTGGCCCTGTGCGTACCAAGATTATCGGTAAGGAGACTCCTGACAAGAAACAATCGGCGGCGCGGGTTCAGGAGGATATGAACTACGAGTTGACCGAGGTGATGCAGGAGTATCGCCCGGAGCATGAACGACTGCTGCTGGCTACGGCGCTCTCGGGTAATGCGTTCAAGAAAGTTTATTTTGACCCCGCACTAGACCGGCAGGTAGCGCCGTTCATCCCGGCTGAAGACATCATTGTCCCCTACGGCGCACCTAACTTACAGGCGTCGGAGCGCATTACGCACAGGATGCGTAAGACGAAAAACGAGTTGCGTCGCCTGATGGTGGCGGGGTTCTACCGCGACGTTGACCTTGGCGATCCGGTGCAGGTGTTGGACGAGATTGAGAAGCAGAAAGCCACCGAGCAGGGCTTCACGGCATCCATCGACAACCGCTATCAGTTGTTCGAGATGCACGTTGATCTGGACTTGGAAGGGTATGAGGACACCGACAAGCATGGCGAACCAACGGGAATCAAACTACCTTACGTGGTTACGGTTGAGAAGGGGACAAACACTATCCTCGCCATACGCCGCAACTGGCTGGAGGACGACAAGCTCAAGCAGAGACGGCAACATTTCGTTCACTACGGTTACATACCGGGATTTGGGTTCTATTACTTCGGTCTCATACACCTTATCGGTGGTCATACCCACACAGCCACATCCCTCATGCGGCAGCTTATCGACGCGGGTACGCTTAGCAATCTGCCGGGGGGTCTTAAGGCTCGCGGTATGCGTGTTAAGGGGGATGATACCCCCATCGCTCCGGGTGAATTCCGAGATGTAGATCTTCCTTCAGGTGCCATACGGGACAACATCCTCCCGCTTCCATACAAGGAACCATCGCAGGTTCTGATGGCACTAATGGACAAAGTTGTGGCTGACGGTCGTCAGTTTGCCGCAACGGCTGAGCTGAACATATCCGATATGTCGGCACAGGCACCGGTAGGCACGACGCTTGCCATTCTTGAACGCGTGATGAAAGTGATGAGCGCCGTTCAAGCGCGCATTCACTACACCATGAAGGACGAGTTCAAGCTCCTTGCAGCCATTATCAGGGATAACACCCCGGAGAGCTATGACTACCAACCCGAGATTGGAGACGCAGGTGCTAAGCGTTCTGATTACGATTGTTGCGATGTCATTCCTGTTTCCGACCCTAACGCATCAACTATGGCGCAGCGTGTGGTGCAGTATCAGGCGGTCATGCAGCTTGCTCAGCAAGCGCCTCAGATCTATGACCTTCCGTTCCTCCACCGACAGATGATTGAGGTGCTGGGCGTCAAGAACGCCCAGAAGATCGTGCCGCTCAAAGACGATATGCTGCCGGTTGATCCGGTGTCGGAGAACATGGGCCTCTTGATCAACAAGCCGGTCAAGGCGTTCATGTACCAAGATCACAAGGCTCACTTGCTGGTACACAACGCTCTGTTGCACGACCCGTTGATGGCGGCGCAGATCGGACAGAACCCACAGGCTCCTCAGATCATGGCAGCGGTCAACGCTCATATCATGGAGCATCTGGCGTATCAGTATCGGGCTGATATCCAGACCAAGCTCGGTGCTGTCCTACCCCCGCCGCCCAAGGCCATGCAAGCGGGTTCGGACATGTCGGAGGACAACGATCCGGGCTTCCTGCCACCAGAAGAGGAGGTTCAGATCTCGCAGCTTGCGGCACTCGCAGCTCAGCAGTTGATGCAGCAGAACCAAGCGAAACAACAACAGCAGCAGATCCAGCAGCAGATGCAGGATCCGTTGATCCAGTTGCAGCAGCAGGAGATCCAGCTCAAACAACAGCAGATGCAGCTAGATGCGCAGTTGAAACAGGCCGATCTACAGTTCCGTCAACAACAGGCGGCTGCGGACAACCAACTGAAGCAGCAGCAGTTCCAGATGGAGATCCAGCTACAACAAGAACAGCTTGCACAGAAAAGCAAGATCGACATGTTGGCCGCTGCCTCCAAGGTGGACGAGACTCGTATCAAGAGTCAACAAGCCGACAAAACGCACGAGCTGGAGAGCGCACGTCTTGGCGTCGAGGTTGCCAAGCACAAGGCAGAACAGCGCATGGCTGGTGCCAAGATGGGCGCAGAGATCGCCAAGCACAAGGTTGACAAAGCACATGATCGTGTCAAGACCGGTGTGGATGCACTCAAACATGCCGTGTCGGTACGCAACGACAACAATCGCGCTGAAGCTGATCGTCAGCATGAAGCCGCAGAGAATGAAGCAAATCGCCAAGCACAGGCGCAACAGGTTCAAGAGCAACCGCCGCAGGGCGCAGAGGAAAGTGAATGAACTATGACTCGTTACATGACTATCTAAAGGACAAGTTAATAGGGGAAAAAGAACGAGCCACCTTCAATCTAATTGGAGGAAAGGCAACGCAGAATGAGTATCACAGACTATGCGGAGTCATTCAGGGTCTCGACTACGCAGTAGCATTATTGGACGACCTTGCAAAACGGATGGAGAACGACGATGAGTGATATTGATGTCGAGGCAACACAAGATGTTGTGTTGAAAGCCAAACAGATCCCCGATCCGTCTGGTTACAAGATTCTCTGCATGGTGCCAAAGATCGACGCGACCTTTGGTGAGTCTGGGATCATCAAACCCGAGTCGGTGATCGAAGGCGAGCAAAGCTCAACCGTCGTACTGTTCGTGGCAAAAGTAGGCCCACAGGCTTACGCCGACAAGGATCGGTTTCCGAATGGCCCGTGGTGCAAAATTGGGGACTTCATCCTCGTCCGTGCGTACTCAGGTACCCGTTTGAAGATCCACGGTACCGAGTGGCGAATCATCAACGATGACACCGTGGAAGGGGTTGTTGAAGACCCTCGCGGCATCAATCGCGTTTAAGGAGTTCACATGTCAGCAAACCTAGAAGAATACAAGTTCCCCGATGAGGCTTCTAAAGAGGAAGCCAAACCAGAAACAGAAGTCGCTATTGAAGTTGTAGACGATACGCCGCCTGAAGATCGCGGTCGTGTTCCTCTCCCCAAGGAAGTTCTAGACAAGGCGGTCGATGACCCTCTTGATGAGTACTCGGACAAGGTTCAAGCGAGGATCAAACAGCTTCGCAAGGGTGTCCACGACGAACGTCGGGAGAAAGAAAGAGCCGCCCGTGAACGTGAGGAAGCGTTGACTTTCGCTCAACAAGTTCATCAAGAAAATCAATTACTTAAGCAGCGTATCGGACAAAACCAGAAAGCTTACGTCAACGAAGCCACTCGCTCTGCTGAAACCGAAGTCAGTATGGCGATGGAGAAGATGGAACAAGCTTATGAGTCGGGCGATGCCAAGCGTATCGCCAAAGCTCAGTCAGACCTTACCGATGCCAAGTTGAAACTGAGGGAGTATCAATCCTTTAGACCGGCTTTACAAGACAATGAGACAAGTGTACAACAGCAACAACAGGCAAGGCCGGTACAGCGACCACAGGTTGATCCCAAGGCAGAAACTTGGCGTCAACGGAACACGTGGTTCGGTACCGACGAGGAAATGACCTCCCTCGCCCTTGGACTGCATGAAAAGTTGGTCAGATCTGGTGTAGACCCGCGCAGCGATGCCTACTACCAGCAGGTTGATGCGACGATGAAAAAACGGTTTCCCGATTACTTCGGAGAGATCGCACCCTCGGAACCGGAGCCTGAAAAGCCCGTCCGCAAGACCAGCACTGTTGTGGCCCCGGCTACTCGGTCTACTGCGCCCAAACAGGTTCGTATCACAGCTTCACAGGCAGCGATTGCCAAAAAGCTCGGTATCACCCCTGAAGCGTATGTCCGCGAAGTTTTGAAACTGGAGAACAACAATGTCTGATAATCGTCTTACTCGTGAATTGCAGAACCGTCAGTCTGAAGAACGCGTCATGACTTGGAGGCCACCAGAAACGCTTCCGATGCCCGATGCGAGCAAACACCCTGACCATGTTCATCGGTATATCAGAGTGTCGTTGATGGGGAACGCTGACCCAACCAATGC